GTCCCGTCACGCGCAAAGCCAGCCGATCCACTTACGGCGCGGCGAATGCGCGCGTTTGTCGCCCACCCGAGATTAAGGCCTCGAATGGCCTCAGCCTCAGCAGGGTATTGACGCGCAATCACATTGCGGAACGCATCACGCGCTTCGTCTAGCGCGTCTGCATAGTCCTCGTCTTGCAGTGTAGCGTTAGGACGACGGGCTTTCTCGGACTGCTGGCGAAGCGTAGTTTCAATGCGTTTGAACGCATCGCCAGAAAGCTCACCGTTAGGCCCAACTTCACGCATGACTTTATCGTCAAGAACACGCTGAAGGCGGGCCGCATGGTCTGAGTCCAATTCGATGTCAGACCGAGCGCGCAACGAGGCTAGATCAACATTTGCCTCATTGTCCAAGACAGCGGCGACGCGGCTAGTTACATCATCGTAACGCTGGCTTAGCGTCTCACGTGTGGAGTTATAGACCTCGCGGCCTGTATTTGCCGATGCGGGCAACTTAGCATCAATGGCGTCAAGTGCCTCTTGGCCTGCGGCGCGGATGACTTGTTCGTTCTGACGACGACGAACGCCGCCCATCAGCGGGTTGTATCCGCCTAAAACGTCTTCGGCATAGCGAATGGTCGATCCGACAACCGGAACCTCTGCTGCCATTTGTCCCGGCGTCAAGTCAACGCCAGACCGCGACAAGCGACGTGCGGCCCCACCACCTTGACCAGCAATCCGGCTCGAAACCACATCCAAGGCGCGCTGACCGATTACGCCGGTTCCAGCGCCAACCAGACCGCTTGTAGCCGCATCGGGTAGGCGCTCAATCAAGTTGCCCTGGCTGTTGCCGATGCCCGACGCAACGCCTACGCCAGCGCCTACACCAGCCGCGCGCCCTAGACGCGCCGCACCCTGTGCGCCTTCAATCCACCTTCCTGCCTGACCAATGCCGGGAGTGAACAGGCCACCAGCGACTTGAAGGCCGAAGTTCTGAATAGGGTTCTCGGCCGCAAACCGCGCCTGTGCGTCGCGTTCGCTGTCACGTGCGGCTTGTGCGGCCATTGCTGCGCTGTATTCGATAGGCTGACCGGCGACATTACGGCCCGCGTTCTCTAGCCCCTGCAAAGCGCCCTGAGCCGTCGCGTTGATGTCTGTCAGGAAGCCCAGCGTCCCGCCAAGCCCAAGCGCCCGCAGTTGGTCCGGCACGTTCGCAGAGCCGCGCTGTGCATCGGCCATAGCGGCCTGATATTGCGGGTCAGCCTGACGTTCAACGCGAGCCTGACGGTCGGATTGAGAGCGGCGTTGATTGGCTTCGTATTCTGCGACCTGTTCGGGCGTGGCGTCCCGATAGGTGCCGGTTGCCGCGTCATAAATCTGCGTCTTGCCGCCAAGGATGCGAATTCCAGGCGTGTCGATTTCGACTTCCATCGCCTGCTGCATCGGTTGCCATTGACCGTCGATCAGTTGCAGCTTTTCGCCCGTTTGCGGGTTCGTGGCGGTCTGGATAGCGGGCTGCTCGGCAGGCATGGGCGCGGACTGACTAACGGGCGCGACATCGCCGCCTGCCCATCGGCCCAGCACTTCATCAGCGTAACGCTGGGTTTTCGGCCCCCACAGCGAACGGTCAGGTCCGCCGTGATAATACATCAGGGCGTCTCGTGCGTTTCCGGTTTTGGCAAAACCCTCTTCCAGATAGGCGCGTCCCAACTGATCCTGATAGGCGGCGGCTTCTGGCGTCGTTCCGGTCAGCAAATCTTCCCGGTAAGGGATGCCAAGGTTTTGAGCTATGCCACGCGCGGTCGAAGGCAAGACTTGGGTGCGGCCCAAAGCCTGACCGTATTGCGTCATAGGGCCTCGCACACCGGCGCGACCACCCGACTCCTGCGAGACAAGAGAGCCAAAGATTTCATCGGCGGATGAAGGCATTGGGCCGCTGTAGCGCGAAGCCGCTTGACGCTGCTGACGCGGCATAGCCTGCCCGCCACCCAGCGGAACCCACTGACCGCCACGCAAGACAACGCGCTCGCCGGTCTGAGGATTGGTTGCGGTTTGACCTTCAGCCATTCAATCAGTCCAGAACGAAGCCAGCGGGAGGAGGTGGGGCGTTGCCAGAGCCTTGACCCTGAGACAAGGCCTGCTCCCATCGGGTCAGCGATGAGTCGATAACGTCTAGGTTCCTGCGGAACTGCTCAGGGCTTTGCGAGGTCTTGAGCGACGCGATGGTCGATCCCAGCAATTCAAGCTCGCGCACAGCAATCTGGCCAAGCGCACCGCCAGTCTTGGACGCATCACGCATCTGCTGAAGGGCGTTGAAACTGAGGTTTGCCTCAATCGTATCAGCCGTGCGCTGCAAGTCCTCTTTGCCCTGATTAAAGGGAATGAGGTTCGCCAGTTGCCCGGTCGTGCGCCAGTTGACTTGATCGCGCGCGTCAGTGATTGCACGGCGCGTGTTAGCGATAGCCGCGCGGGCATTAGCCAGGCTTTCAGGCGTAGGGCCAGCAGGAGGCGCTGCCGTCGCAATGGGATTGCCTGAAGGATCGTAGCGGGTCTGTTTGTCGCCAAGCGTGAACCCGGCATTTTGCGCGCCCGTTTCTGCGGTCAGCCGTCCAGTTTGCGCTTCGTATTGGTCAATACCCAGTCGGCTCTGACCGTATTGCTGATCCCAAGCGAGTTTGTCGATAGCCGTCTGCTCCGCAATCGAAGGCGTCGTTCGCGTATAAACGGGATTAACGCCCGTCGAGGTGCGAGCAATCGTCGTGTCGCCGCTTTCGGCAAAGGTAGGCTGCTCAACGGTGCGAACGCCATTGATCGCCTGGGAAGCGCCAGCGCCGACAACTTGCGGCGTAAACCGCGCGCCCGTAGCCTTCAGCCAGTCTTCGCCGCCAAGGCCAAGGAACAGGGCCTGCTCCCGAGGATCGGTCAGGCTGCCCAGCACCGCCTGAATGCGAGCCTGCTGCTGCGGCTTAAGCGCCTCCGCCTGCAAACGTGTCCGTTCGGCGTCCAAGCCTTCGCTGATCGTCTGACCACCCAAGACACGATCCAGCACACGCCAACCGCTCACGCGGTCGCGTTGGGGCGTGGCGGGCGCTTGCTGCTGCATCGGCATCTGCCCCGAACGATCAGCCGCGAAGTATTGACCGCCAGCGCCCTCGACATAGCCGTTTGGGGCGCGCTGGAACATCATTTCATCCAGCGGATCGGCCTGGATCGGGAACGGCAACAGCGAGTTTTGACGACGCTGCGCGCCCATAAGGCCGATCACAGCCGAAGGCGCAAGGAGACTATTGACCATTATTTGCCCCCGCCACCGTAAGTGTATTTGACCCCAAAGTTCATGCCACTGCCTGTGCTTTTTCCACTCGACGTGCCGCTGCTAGTCGTGGTCCCCCAATTCCCCAGCAAGCCAAGGCCAGACAGGTAGGTTTGCAGCGCATTCAGGTCATAGTTAGCGGAGTTTGCGCGTTCACCCATCGCGGCCTGTAGGGCGGTGTTATAGCCCGAAGCCAGGGCATTAGCCTCCGCGTCCGCATATCCCCGCGCTGTCTCCCCCCGGAGAAGTCCCCAGCCCGAGCCGCCAAACGCGCCCGCAGCCGCAGCCTGCGCGTCGTTGTTGTTCGCGGCGATGTCTCCCGCGCGCCGGATGCCTGCGCTGATCGTGTCCTGATACGGATTCAAGTAGTTTGCGACATCGGCCTTCCCTGTGACGCCATAGTTCCCCATCAGCCCTAGCGCACTCGACAAGCCGCCCTGAGTCATGTCCAAAAACTGCTGGTTCGGCGTAAACGTCGAAGTGCTGTTCTCGGTTTGACTTTGGGTCTGTTTTTGCTTGCTGCCACCCAGTGAGAAGCTCATTAGTGCAAGTCCTTCGCGCAAATCGAGGCGGCAGGGGTAAATCCGTGCCTACTCATTACCCTATCCCAACCAATTCTACCAGCCGTAGTTAAGCGATTGCACCCTTGCTCACGCGCAAATGCCTCCGCTTTCGGGAGCATGGTTTCGGTAATCTCCCGCAAGTCGCCGCCGCATAACCACAGATGCAGCACCTTGGCGCGCGGGAAGTTGACGATTTCCGTCACCGCAGCCGACTTTTCGCCAAGCCAGAGTTGCGCCTCGCCTTCCGCCACCATGCGCTCCACGTCCTCAATGTCGTGGGTTGCCTGATAAGCCAAGGCGCGCTTGATGTGATCCTGCCACCTCAAGGCGTCACCTCGTCAAAGACAAACACCCCACCATCCAGCGTCACGCGGTAGGGCTTGCCGTCTGCAACGTCGATGAACACCAGCGAGCTAATCGGGGACGTTGTTTTCACGTTTCGCAAGTCTTCCTGCAAAACTTGTGCACGAAACTGCGCTTCGTTGGTATAATCATACGCAGGAGCGGGATTAACCGGCGTCATCGTTTTCCTCCCGGCTGAACCTCAAACCGGAAGTTGCCGATTCGGAAGTCCTCGTTCGGCTGGCTGATATATTCGATTTCCATCTGGCGCGCCGTAGCTCGCATATCCGCAGGCGACGTGGCGTCATAGGGGCCGAACACCATGTCAGGCGTATTGGGCCATGCGCGACCGTAGAAGGTCACATCCACAGACCCCGCGTTGCGCTCGTCAGGAATGAACCGCTTCAGCATGACGACCTTATCACCCGAACCAATCTCCATTGGTCCGGTGCGGACAGTCGATGGCCTGTCGTCGCGATAATCCCCGACCTCGTGGTCATAGACAACGCCAGCAGGGCTAACCATGATCGGATACTGGAACGCGCCGTTGGAGCCTGTTCCTGCTGTGCGCGACAGGCGGTGCGTCATCCATGTGCCTTCAAGGTAGTTGAAGACCACGACGGAATCGCACTCAATCGAAGATGACGACGGATAGAGCCACCAGATTTCGTTTGAGTCCGCGACCAACACGACCGACACCTTGGCGTTCTGCTGTTGGTTGAAGTCAGAGAACACCGCGTCTTGAATGTCGCAAGGCAAAGGCTGGACGAAGCCGTTATATTGGAAGAACCCATTACGCCCCATCCAATATGCGGCAGTCTGCGTAACGGCCACGCATTGGCGGCTAATCACACCACAGCCCGACCCAACGCGGTCGAACAAATAAACGAACGGCGGCCCGACGTAAGTCGCCCTGAACGCGCCTTCGTCCGTCAGAATCAGATTCGCGCCCTGAACGCGCTTGCCGCACATCAACTCGCCCTGCGTCTGAACAAGCTGTTCGCGAGCCTGATTCGTAGCTGTGGGCGTCCAGTCCGTGTTGTTCTGAAGACCCGACCACTTGGCGAGGCGTGGGTTTCCATCAGCCGCAAAGGCCATCAGGATGCCTTCAGCCGTCGTCAATAGCGATCCAGCCGCCGGCGCATTGGCGACGGGTAGGGCCGCAGGATCGCCAGGAACCCACTCATAGATCGTGCCTTCGGAGTCCATGACCCCGACAAGGTTTTCTCCGAACGTGTCCAGCGACCAGACAGAAGCCGGAAGCACGTTGGTCGCGTCAGCAGTCGGAGCGCCATAGATGCCGACGCCATAGACGCCCGAACCATATCCTCCGCCCGACACGCTGTTGATGCGCCCCGGAGTGAAGCCAACCGGCGTAATGTCGTCAACCGATCCGCCGCGCGTGATGGAATACAGGTTCGTGTGTGTTCCGACGCCGATCCAGCTTTGGTTGCTATTGTCCGACCACGTAATGACCGCGCGAGCCACGCCAGACAGCAGCATGTCGGCACGGGTGCGCCAGCCTCCAATCGGACGCAGAGCGCCAGCTTCCCACCGCACAAGGTCAGACGTGCGGTAGTAGCCTTTGCTCTGGTATTTTGTCCCCGCAGCCCTCAATCCAGGCGGGGGCGTGATGTCGATATAGGGCATGATTAGCCCTCAAAGACGCTGACGTGCATAGCGACCTGAGCGTAATTGCACTCAAGCGTGAACCCCGTTGTCGTCTGCGTCCCCGCCATGACCACGATATTATCCGCCGTGTCAGTTGGGCCTGACGCATTGCGTTCAGCCGTCGCCATGACCTGATAATTGGCGTTTTCAGCCGCAGCAGCAAACGTAACAGCAAGACGATAGGATGAGCCAGTGTTGCTCCAAACCGCCGACGCGATGTTGACGCCGCCAAGCACCTGATTGCCCGAGAACACACAGCGCGCCCCGGCAAAACGGCCAATACCCTTTTTGAAGTTTCCGTCGCCCGTCAGAGGACGATTCGTGTCTGTTGAGGCGTTCGATGCCTTGACCACACCCCGAGTCGCAAGAGCCGCCGCAGGAAGCGCCCCAACGGCCTGAGCGCCCGTTAGTTGGGTCATAGGCCCCGATCCGCTAGCGACGCGCCCCAGCAGCGTATTCTGAGCGCCAGACGTAAGGGTGTCCCACGCTTGGTGCGCGTCGTTGTTTTCGCCGCCCCAGGTGTCAGCAGACGCGCCGACAGTCGGCAATAGGACGTTATGATTGGTGGTGTTAGGCATCGAAACCCCCGGTGCGAATGTCAAAGCCGCGACGACCAGCCATCATCGTGACGTCATCGGCGCGAACGTGCGTATTGGTCTGGACGCGGGGCGTATGAGCGTTTGCTGCTTCGATGGCGGAATAGAACGGCGTAGCCCAATCCCAATCCCCGTCGATCAGCCAGGCCTTGCCCCACTTCAGAGCGCCGCACAGATAGATGTCAGGGTGATTTTTCAGCAGCCAATTACACGCGCACGTCTTGGACAACGGCTCAAAGGGATCAACCAGAACCATCTCTCCCGTAGTCGGACCAGCGGGATAGAAATAAATGCGGTCGTTCTGGATGGTGTAGAACCGCGCCACATCATCGTTCGGCGTCGATAGCGTCGAAAACTGTTCCGGCGAAATGTAGTCCAGATCGCGTGTGTTCCCGTCCGTGATGCGGACAGCCTTGATTTGCCCCGCGCCGCAAGGAATCGAGGATTGACCATTCGCCAGTGTGAACTGTCGCGTTGCATTGGTCTGACGAGTCCGTAGAAGACGACGGGCCTCTGACTCCGCAAGCGCAATGAAAGAGGGAATGCGCTCAACGACATCGGCCCGGTCCCACAGGAACGATTTAATCTCAGCCTGAAGCTGGGTGTAATTCTCAAACGGCATCGGGGCGAACCTTCGGCGGGCGTCCACGACGCGGCTTAGTGATCTCGACGCTCTCTACGTGAGTCATCGCGCTAAGCGGGGCGCTATAAGGCAACGAGCCGCCAGCACGGCCATCACCGTCCAGGTCCAGCGCTTTAGGGTCTGCGCCATTGAACTTATCGGGCGCGTCATACCAATCGTTAGGGATCGTTTCCCCAGCGCGAAACAGGCGCATTTCATCGCCTTTCCACATCCATGAGTCGAAATCGTTTTGCATCATGGCTCCATAAGATGAAGGGGGCCGAAGCCCCCAACACCCTAGCACATCAGGTCTTACGCGTCAGGCCGAGCGCGGTCAGCGCATCGACAATCTGCGCGGCGGTAGCGCCCGCAGCCAACACTTGCTGGACAGCCGGAACAGCGCCGTAGAAGCCGATTTTGTCATCAGGGGCTTGACCCATCAGAGTCCCATCGGGGCCTTTGTCGGAAAGTTGGTGAACACCCATGTCAGTTACTCCTTAGGGTTGCGGACGCGACAGAGCCTTGACGGCCCAATCTTCGTAGAGAACGGCATAACCAGGCAACAGGTCCAGACGAGTGACCCATTCATCGTTGATGATGTCGTATTGACGCAGGGCGCGCATCGAAACGCCGTCCATACGCTCACGAGCCTTCCAATCCACGTCGTTCGGCATATCCAGATCGACCGTGACCAGGGTGAAGGCGTCCTTCTGGAAGAACAGGCCTTGGTCGTAGTCCTTGGAAGCCGTGGCGAGGATGTTGATCGGAGCGTTGTCAGCCGGGGCATTCGAAACGTTCTGCTTAGCGCCGCTCGTGACAATCGCCGGGGCGATGGTCAGTTGAGTGGCGTTCGTCGCATTGGTCGAAATCACGGTGAACTGACGCAACTTGCCGTTCGACGCCTTGGTTTCCGGGTTGACCTCAAACACGCCCGCCATCGTGAATACGGTGCCGGGAGCGATTTGGCCGGTGCCGGTATCCACGATCAGCGTCATGGTCTGGCCGGGCAGGTTCTGGTTCGACGCGGCTTGGTTAGCCCCGTTGACCAGATAGCCGGTGCCAGCGCCCGCGAAGAAGCGCGGAGCCGTGGTGGATTCGAACCAATCGAAGCCAGCGGCGCGACCCATGTAGCCTTCGCGATACTGACGGCCGATTTCGGTCTGGTTGTTAAACAGCGTCGAGGTGCCGTTAACGACATCCACGTTTTGCTGCGTGTTGACCAGAGCGAAGCGATCCACCGAAGGCGCAAGGTGGTTCGACAGGATAGCCCGAGCGTTCAGCGCGTCACCCAGCGACAGAGCGCCAGCGTTAACCACGGCGTTCGGGACGCGCGGCAGGGCATAGGCCAGGAAGTCGGTTTCCAGAGCGCCGATCAGTCGGCTAACCGCAGGACGGATGTAGCGGCCCGAGAATTCGTCCAGCGTAAGCGCAAGCTCACGCGAGTCGAACTTCATGTCCACGCCGATAGGCTGCTGGATGGTCAGCGGGATCGTCTCTTCGTTCACGTCTTGAACTTGAGCAACCCGGCCGCGCCGAACGTTGAATTGGTTCGGCTTACGGATGTTGAGGGTTTCACCGATCTTCGCGCCAGTCTTTGCGAAGCGGTCGTTATACGAGCGGTTCACATTGCTGATGAAGGTCGATTCATTATGCAGGATGCGAAGCGCTTCCCGCGTAATGACCGTTGGAGTCAGAAGAGTGTTAGCCAATTTAAGGCCTCCTTATGCTGGCGTCAGGGACGTCCCTTAGCAGCGATTTCACGATTACGCCTTGCCGCCCATTCCTCGGTCGAGAGCTTGTCGTGAAGCCCTGCCTTGGGTGCCGCGCCGCCTTTCACTGTGTTGGCGGGAACGGTTTTTTGAGCCTGCTCAGCACGTTTTGCGGTTTGTGCTTTCTGTTGATCGCCCTTCGCCTTGAAGGCTGCATACGCCAACTTCACGAGAGCCGGGTCCATGAACGCCTGACCGTGTTTTTCTTCGGTCACGCCATATTCCGACTTCACAAAGTCAACCAGCTTGGCCCCTAGCTCTGGACCCCAACCGGGGATGTCTCGCGCCAGGATCGCTTGGCCTTGTGCGACTTGCTGGGCTAGCGTCTGCTGCTGCGCGTCGCGGGCTTCTGTAATCTTCTGGTCGAGGGTGCGCTTTGCCTCATCGGCTTGGCGCGGAAGTGTCAGGAACTCGCGTTGAAGCTCATCGTATTTGTTCGTTCCGCGTTGCTGATCCATGATCCGAATCTGGTTCCAATCATCAGCCGTAAGGGCTTGCAGATCGGAGAGACGGCTCTGGATTTGGCGTTGCGTGTAACGCGCTTCCTCAATGGCTTCGTCGTTTTCCTGCGCCTTCACCCGTTCGGACTCAAAGGCGCGCCGTTGTTCGGCAAGCTCCTGGGTCTTTTGGGTGTAGTCTCGTTGACGGAGAAGATGGCCTTTCAGGTCTTTGGGGACGCGATAGGTTTTCCCGTCTTCTTCGTATTCTTCGGTATCGTCTTCGGGACTGCCTTCTTCCTCGGCGCTCTCTTGCTCCTCGGTCTCGGCTTGGTCTTCAGTCTCCTCAACGACTTCGGGTTCGGCTTGCTCGAAAACGTCAAACACTTCGTCCGATGTGGTCGTATCAGTCATGTTGTGCCTTTATATGGGCGTTTTCGGGATAAATCTACCCCGATTTGGCCGGAATGGCCTCATGCAAATGTCCTTGGAGCGTTCCTTGGTTGCATCGCATCTTGAACGACCTTGATTCGGTCGGTTTCTGCCTTGAACGCCTCAAGAGCCAGCTTCTCGCGCTCCAGCGCGGCGTTCTCTTGCGCTTCTTGCGCCTTGATGGCTTGTTCGGCGGCTTTCGCCTGTGCTTCAGGGTCAGGCTGTTGCGCCTGCTGAGCGGCCATTTCGTTACGCTTCTCGATTTCTGCCATGATCTTGTCGATGCCAGGCGCATCGAACGACTTGATGAGCAGCGGACCAAGCAGATCGGCATATTGAGGCGCGGCGCGGATAAGTTCGGTCAGCAGAGCGTTGAACTCTTCGCGCTGCGTCGTGAACGACGGTCCGGTATCCACCGCAACGTCATACTTGCCGACGCCCAGCGCATAGATTTGCTCGACCTCTTGCTGCGTCCGCATGGCTTCCTGTTGCGCCGCCATAGCCTCCTCCGGCGAACCGACGCGCACCGTCTCTGCCTCTCCCTCGGGGTTCAGAATGCGAATGACGCGCGACACCGAATAGTAGTGCGGGATCAGGTCGATGATGATGCGGCCCGCATGACGGATGGCGCGCGCGAGGTTGTCGATATAGTGGAAGGTAGAAACGTCGCCCTCGCGCTGACGCGCCAGGATCGCCCGCCCGCTCGTCTCGTTCGACCGTGCGCCTAGAGAAGCGTCGTGAATGCCTGTGATGCTCTTGATGTCGTCCGTCGCGTTCAGCGACTCTTGCAAAGCGCCAGCGGGAACACCCGAGAAGGGTTGACGCTGGGGCGGCACGTTCCCCTTATACGACAGATAGGCCCACGACTCGCTGTTAGCGGTTTCCCACTTCTCGGCGTCCTCACCTTGGAAGGCTTGCTCAGGCCCCACCCACGGCGCTTTGGGCGCAAGAGCGACAAGCTCCGTCGTGGTTGAGCGCCAGTAGTTCTTCATCCGCTGGGCGTCTTTCGCTGCGCGGATCGCGCCAGAGAACCAACGCTTGCCGTCAGCGACAAAATCTTCCCCATAAACCGGGATAATCGGAATATATTTACCCGGCCAATCGACGGTTTCAAGGATTTCCTTGCCGTTCATGATGTATTGCGTGACTTTGTGCGACTTGATCGTTCGCACAGCCATCACCAACACAGGCTCTTGCAGCCACCCGACTTGCTGACCCGTCATCGGGTCCAGTTGCGGCATTCCTTCGCTATAGACCGACTGCAACTCAGGCATTTCATCCGCCTGAACCACCTCGCCGGTCGAAAGCATCACAGCGTAGGACTCGACTTCCTTGCGGCACCAATACTCCGCAATGACCGCGCGCTCGCCGTCGAACCAATCGCTTTCCAGCGACGAAATCGCGTCCCAAGACACGACTTCCTTGCCCTTGAACCGCTTTTCGTATTCGTCTTCGCTGATCGTGTCGATGACAAACGCATGGTTCCAGTCCGACGAGTCCGCGGCTGTCGAATAGGGATCGCCATAGACCGTCATCGGGTCGCTGATACGCTCGATAATTAGGTCTTGGTCGAACGTGTCATCCGACGCGTAGGCGGCATTGATGCGGAAATATCCGCGCCCCGACGTGACGGCATAGTCAATCGCCGTGTCATAGGCGACATCGGCGTTAGACGAGTATTCGATGTTGCGGATCAAGCCGCCAATGATTTCGGCGGTCTTGGGATCGGCCTTGCTGTCAACCGGCTTGACCTTGATCGACGGCTTGTTCAGGCGGCTATCATTGACCACCTGACGCACAACAGACCCAAGCTGGTCAATCGTCAGGCACGGTCGGCCCTCGATCTCACGCTGACGACGAACCGGCTCAGGCCATTGCTCCCGCAGCTTGACGAACCGGATGTCCTCATCAGCAAGCGAGCGGTTCTCGCTGTCCGACGACACGCACAGATCAAATAGCTCTAGCGCGTCCTCGTGAATGTCGGCCTTGGATTCTTTTTTCTCAGCCATTACGGCTCCAGAGCGATAGCGTGAACGACTGTTGCGCCAGGCTGCGACGGCAAGGAGAGAATCGTCAGACCGATCAGGGCCACAGTCGAGCGGCTTGTGCGGGTACTATCACCCATCAGACGTAATCAATCCCGATGAATGCCGTGGCGCTAATCGTCTTGGTGAAAGGGCCGGTTGTGGAAAACACGCCAGTGATGCCCGTTCCGAAACGGCGCGGAATGTCCCAATGAACGCCAAGAGACGCATTCGCGGCGATTACATAGACCTTGAACGGGGTGACTGTGCCATCAGCAGGAACGGTCGCGCTGTTGAACAGCATGAAATATCCGGCAGACGCACCCGACACGACATTGAAGCCATAGCAGTTACCGGCGCTCGCCTTGGCGATAAGTGATCCAGCCGCAGTTGCGGTCTGCGCCGAAGTTGGCGCACTGGTTGTCAGTGTGTTGGGGGTGGGCGAGTTGGGGAATGGGTTGGTCGCGCTGGAAACAGCAGTCGAAGTCACGCCCGCAGTCGTCGTCGGGAACGGGTTGGCATTGCTGGCGGAAGACGTGCCATTGACCCCAGCAACCTTGGTTGATCCATCGCCCGTCGCGGCAGGGGCGGTCGTGGGAGCGCCAGCCGAATCCACCAACCTGACAGGCTGATACGCCTGAACCGGCGTGTTATCGCCTACCGACTTACCCGCAACGCTCATGGCATGAAACTCCCGTTTAGGAGCATATAACACGCACGATTTTTGCGCGCTAGTGCCTATTCAGCCCATCCAGCTACGCGACCTTGCCCCTGATGCGCGCTTTTTCGCTATGGTCGGCTCTTCATAGACAATCATCGCCATCCCAAAGGCGTCGAACGAGTGAGAAGCCCAATCGTGATCCGGCCCAAGGTCAACGCCTCGCGCCTCATCAATCTTGGCGTGGTAGGCTGACAGGGCCTTACGACCGGCCTCCGTCGTGTCCTCGTTGAACCATACGGCCGACATAAGACGACGTGCGGCCTCAACGCGGAACATTGCCGCGCCCTTGCCTTGGTTCGGGACAACCTCGACCTCATAGCCCGCATCCTCAAAGGCCGAGCGATAGTTCACGTCGAATACGCGGTCATTCTGATCGCCGTCGTGCGGAAGCCAGATTTTTGTATTGCCTGGCGTATAGTCGTTCTCTCGCATCCACTTCAGGTGCGCGGAGATGGGTTGCCCCTGCACTTCATAGTGGTTGGTGACGTTGATCGACTTGCCTGAGAACTGCATAGCCCAAATGACGAAATTATCCGCCCTCGCGCCTGTGCCTCCGATGTCAACGAACAGGCGGTTGACCAGCAGAGGATCGGTCGGAACTTTCGTTATCCGGCCATCGACACGCGCCTTGGTCATGTCTCTGGCGATGTATGCGCCCTGATACACTGTCTTAAACGCCCCTTCCCAAATGTGATCGTAGTTATCGGGGTCTTCTTTCTCCGACTTGAGGCGAAGGCGCTCCAGCTTTTTCGACCACCACGGATTGTCACGCCAGTTTATCTCGACGCCTTTCGTCATCGGGTCGGATGACATTCTCAGGTTCTTGTGGACCCAGCTTCGTTCGCTTTCAGGGTTCCAGATCGCCCATATCTCAGAGCCATCCTCGCGCACCGTAGGAACGATTTTCTCCCAAGCCTTGCCGGGAATGTTCTCGGATTCCTCTGCCAAAACCAGAAGGATTTTGGCTTTAGACTTGATGCTGTCGAGGTTGACGCTTGTGCCTGCAAACAGGAAGCGGATTCGCCCCGACCGGCTGCGGACGAACTTCTCTCCGACCGTGTATCTTTCCGCCAGCAGAGGATCGGCTGCAATCGCGTCTTTAAGGTCTTGCAGGCTGGAGTCGTCCAGACTGTTCATGAACTGACGGACGCAGAGGATGACCCCTGACTTACCCATCTCGTCCCAAATAGCCCCTAGCGTCGCCGCCATCTTGTGAAAGCCGACGCTCTTCGTGCTACCGCGCCCACCGAAGGCATAGCGGAAGTCTGCTTCGCCTTCGAAAACAGGTATCAGCTTCGGGGCTATGAACGCGCTGCTAAGCGGGCAAAGGCCGCGCTTGTGAAGCTCGACCCTGGCGTTCATGATGTCGGCTGCGGTGATTTTCACGCGCCATAGATACGCAAAAAGCCCGCCACACTCAAGTGACGGGCCATTCGCAGCGATACACGCTGTTACTTCTTGTCTTCTTCCTTGCGAGCCTTCTCAGCCTGCTTTCGGGCTTCCTCGTCGTATTCGACGTCCTGCGGGTCGTAGGTCAGGATCGACGGATCAACGGGGTTCGCCTTCATGACGACACCCGACGCCTGGTTCGTCTCCTGGCGCAGGCCCTTGGGGTTTACCGCCTCATCGTGCTTTTCCACGATTTCCTTGGCGTCTTCGTAGGTAGGTTCTTTGGACACGGCCATGTCTCCGAATGAGTGGAGACTGTGGAACGCGCGGGCGGGGCGGTGGTTGCAAATAGAAAACCCCACCAGCGGAGATGAAGACGCTGGTGGGGTTCTTTACCGGAGATCAGCCCGGTAGCCTGCTAGGCAGGACTTAGCCGTGACAGCGGCGAGGCCAAAGGAGCCACGTATGGTCTAAAACACCCCCGCCCTCTGCGCAACCCACAAAGCGGCGAGGAGGACGATAACGGCTTGGATCAGGCGCTTGATGCGAACGTCGCCCAGCGGAATCATGTCAATGGCGTAGAGGATCAGCGCCAGGACGACGAGGGCGATGAGGAAGGTGAGGAGGAGGGTCATTTATAATTCCTGCTAAATAGATATGCGGAGAAAGTCAGCGCAGCAACAAGCACAACAAGAACCACCGCTATTAGGACACTTCCCATCTCATTCTCCTCCGTCAACGCGGGTGGGGGTGGTGGGTTCCTTCACAGCCGCGCCAGTCGATTAGCCGCAGCCTGGCAAGCCATGATGTCGCGCTCAAAGATCGACAGGGCGATTTGCATCTGTTCTATCAGGCCATTAGGCGCGGGTGATTCACCGCCAGCCTGTCCGCATTGGGCTTCGACTCCAAACAGTCGATCCGCCGTGTCATTCAGCGATTGGTTCGTTTCGATAACGCGCTTATGCATAGCCGCAACGCGTTCAGTCAGCGTTTCCATTTCGTTGGCAATAGTCCGGGGCGTGTGTTCATTCAGGCGCATTGGCTCTTCTCCTCAGTTAGTTTTTTGTGGGATTCTACAATCTCAGACATCAACTTGACCCACTCGCTGCAAATGTGCAGTCAACGGGTTTGGGTGGGTTCCATGCTTACGATATATCTCTATGGCGCTAGCGTGGGGCTTAGGCAGGGCGTACCCATGTTGTTCCCGGTGTACGTGAAAATCGCACATGGTATCCCACGCAGCGCCGTTGCCAGGCCCGGTATCTTTTGAAGCCCAGCCGCACGAACAGTGGAACCGAGATGCGCTACGGCCAATGTCCTCCCAGCCCTTGGGTTTGTGCTCACTCATCCCTCCCCTCCTGGTCAACATGTGCCGCTAGGTTTTGGTGCCTAATGACTTGGCTGCGAGTGAATCGCTCTTCCCGCATAGCAGTCGCAAAGCCGTACGCAGACTTAGCAACCTGATGGGATGATTTCTGATCAGATTGATGAGACACGATTCCGACCGCAAACCGAACAGCTAGATCGAATAGCTCTTGCTCTCTGGCGACTTGTTCGGGGTTCATATCGCCCTTTGACATCACTCCCCCTCCCCTTCGCCAAGGATCTCGTCGATCATGGCGGTCCATATTGCGTTTGAATCCTCACGCTCAGGATCGCCAACACCAGGAAGAGAATGGAACCCCGCAGTTGACATCGCCTCATCCGGCTCCCGCACAGCCATCAGCACGGCGCGGGCCATTTTCGTGTAATGGTCGGCCATATCGCCAAACTCATAGTCTGACTGCTCACACGCGGCCAAAGCCCTAGCCGCCCGCTCAAGCGCCTGCGTGGTCATCATCTCTCTCCATCTCCACCACGCGCTCGTCCCTCAGGATCGCGTCAATTATTGCCGTGAACGCCGATGCTGGCGCAGGATTGAAAACCAACTCAGGCTCACACAGATCGTCGCAAACATCAGCAGCCCAGCGTCGGTCTGGCTCTCGAACGGCCTCAAGAACTTTGCGGGCTACGTTCTCAGCATGCCACTTCTCAGTTTGATTTGCCTCGTCATACGACGGCAAGCGCTTTTCAACTCCTGTGACTTGCCAATTGGTAGCCGCGTAAACGGCCCTAGCAGCTTGCTCAAGAAGCGTCATCCGCCACCTCCCTCAGCCTGTTCTCCATCTCCATCGTCTGCTCAGCCGTATATTCGCCAGGCCTGATCCTTGACGCGCCCTTGCCGAGCATGAAGAGGAGGAGGCGGGCGGATGAGGGGTCGATGGTCAATCCCATTCCTCCTCGTCAGCAATGTCTTGCAGCATTGATGCGATGGCAACCTTCTGATTGCCGGTCAGACTAGGCCACATGGCTTTTACCGGCTCTGATGCGTAGTTTTTCCAGTCGTGAACCTTACTGGCTCCATTCCAGCAAGGATGTTCCCAATCGCCCACCATTATGATTTCCAATCTTCTAGACTGGCGATAGGCACACGAAACAAACCCCAAGCGCCGCCGTCTGTCATGAAACGTCGTCCGAACTTGTCGATTCGGTATTCCACGCTCTTACCTGACACTTGGTCAACAAAGGCTAGACCCTCACGCTTCATGGGACGACCGTCAGTCAGCTTCCAAAACCAGTCCATCACTCCCTCCAATCCAGCGCGAGGCTGATGATGTTAAGCGTCTCGTCTTGATGACCGTCACAGCAGCCATGCTCTTCAGCCCACCAGACTATCTCATTGCGGGCGGCAATAAGCGCGTAGTGTGCCTTAAGCGCCCTCTCCACCGGCCCCTTTACACCGCTGACCCGATAGCGCTGAACTGCGCGGACAGACACGCCAAGCCACTTGGCTGCGGCCTGGGTGTCTAGGCCGAGCGTTTGCAGGGCGGTGGTAAATTCTTCGGGACTCACTGGCCGCGCTCCACTTCCAACATCAGCTTGCCATTCATAACAACGCCCGCGATGCAGCTTACAGCGTATTCCGCTTCACGCTGGCGGATTTCCTTAGCGCTGTTGCGGCGGTCGGGGTGGAAGAAGATTTCGGGCTTCAGCCCATCTTTCGGCATATGGCCTAGAACGCCCGCCTTAACGGCCTCGCGCAGTTCTTTACGCACTTGAGCCGGAACCTTGCCGACAATCTTGCGCGCTCCTTGAGCCAGGATTTGCGCGACGTTGGGGCCGTAGTCGTCGCTGTAGCCGTTGGGCGAAACGTATTTGGCTTGGTCAGTCATGTGTCTCTCTCCATCTCTGAGAAACACCATACGCCAATCTGTCGCCATGTAAACAGGAAAAACGACAAACTGGCGCTTATTTCATCCCGCAGCCACGCAAGGACAAAATGGGCGCTAGGTGCTGCCAGAGATCATCAGCGCATAGTTGATTGCCTTGTCGGTGGTCATGTCAAACTCACCCTTGAGGCGCTCTAGGCGCTTAGCGTTCTCAGGCGTCAACCACGCCTCGCACTTCACCATTCCAGCCTCTGCCCTTCGTTGGCGCTTTAGGCGCTGGCGGTCGGCGGGGGAGGCGGTCATGCTTCAATCTTCCTGGCTTCAACTGATTGAGCCATGCCAATCAGTATCTCTCTAAATGGCGCGGGCGTGTGGATGCGGGGAGTGCTATCTGTTCCTCCTCCGCTAGACGCCACCTCACCTCGCTTCTTGGCTCTTTTCAGTCCAATGCGAGCTACAACGGCAGGGTCCAGCTTCATTTCGGACTCACCCCAGTCCAGGTCCGGAAGGTCTGTGCCGACTGCATAGAGCCAAGTCGGCTTACGCGCGTAATGGCCGTATCGTCCCTGCTCAACGCAGCAAGTCCAGCCACCGTAAAAGTCTGCCGGAATCCATCCTCCCGAACGATGAGGCTTGTTCAGGTTGAAGTGCGCCCATGCGTGGCTTTGGTCAGGATGCTCCAGAACGCCGCCATACAGGCGCACGGCGTTTAGTGCAGACTCAAAACATCCGCCGTCATCGCCTTTCTTTTTGCGGACCCCAGTCGCCTTAATGACAGACGGATTACCCGCCCAAAGCTTCCCCCAGCGCTGACAAGGCGGGTGCGCCACCACGGGCCAAGGTCCGTTATAACCGCGCGCATCACGCACTTCGTCCCAAGGGTCGATGCCATCCAAGCCGAAGTATGCACCGTTGGTTTCGACATAAAGCGCGGCGATCATCACGCAGCCGACTTCAGTTCGGACACCTTGTCGCGGATCGCATTCAAGGCAGTTTTATAAGCCGCTTTGTCGCGCGGGTTCGTGGCGCGAACCACGTCGCGCAGGGCTTTGACTTCAGGGTGGCGGTAATATTTCGCCATGTCGGCAACGGTGTGGACTGCGGTGTTCATCGGTCATCTCCATCTCAATGACCAACCTATAGCAAGTGACGCGTCACCGTGTCAAGGGGTTATTCGATGCCGTATTTCACCGCATACGCCAGCAGCTTAGCGACAGGTGCGCTAGGGCCTTTCGTGGCGTAGTTCTGTGCGGTCTTAGGCGATACGCCAAGCCAGCGGCCAGCCGCCAGTTGTGACAGGCCGAGGGTGGCGATAGCGGTGCGGTATTCAGTAGTGGTCAATTGTTTACCCAAATGGTGCGGACAGTGCAGCACACGGCTCCGTAGGCCATATCTGCGCGGTCTGCGGCGCGTGTCGCGGTGGCGCGGGTCTTGTAGGTCTTCACAATACCGGTGCGGCGGTTAATGACTTCGTAGTGGCTGACGATTGCGTGGGTCATCTGTCTGTTTCCATCCGGCCGCTGCTTGATTGCCCGTGCCGATGACTGACCATAACCCAAGGCACATATTACGCAAGCACTAAATGCGCATGTCGTGCGTTTTTATTCCCCCGCCACCGGAACGGTAGCCAGCTTTTGCCGCAGAGCCATCGCGTCCCACCAAGCGTTGTGCTGAACCGCACCTTCAAGCTCGGTCGGATAGCAATCAACGTTATGAACCTCGAACGTCATGCGCGGGTAGTCAGCAGAAGCCCACTCGCCGTCAGAACCCGTCGAAAGCGCACGACAGAACCGGCCAACGTCAACAGGGCTATCCGTGACAATCACAGGTGAGTTGTCTGCGCCGATAAACCACCGGATTGATCCACCAACCTCGTTCGGATAGATCGACCGCGAGTGGTCAGCTTCGTGCTTATCCATCAACGGCAACACATTCTGTCGAACCCATATGTCCATCGGCTCGATGTCAACGCGGATGTGGATCGACTCACCGTCTTCACGCACCATAGCCAGGCTGAGAAGCGGACCGTTGTGTCCGTCAAACTCACAGTCAACGTAATAGCGCATCAGTCCGCTCCTTGAACCGGAATGCTCGCCAGGACGGCAAGCTGCTCAGCGCTCAGCCCCGTAACGTCCACCGTCCCCTGCGTCCGAATAGGCCCGCCGTCTGCGCCGGTGTGTTCCTGCGTGATCTTGTCGCCGTAGCGTTTGGGGGCGAGCTTGGAGAGATACCAGCGGCGGGCGTCAAACCTCAGACGGTCGCGCTGATGGTCTGATCCGTCGTCCGCGATCTCGAAGACTTCCTCCGCCACGCAGTCAAGGCCGATGTCTCTGGCCCGCGTGTATTGCGAATAAAAACCCTCTCTGTCGTCAGCCGCCCACATGCGAACAGTCGCCTCTGTCGGCATCCCATCCGCACGGCAAATGCTGCGCAGAGACTTGCCTTCAGCTAGGGCTTTGCAGATCGTGTCGGCAAGCTCTGCTGTGTAAATGCTGGGGCGTCCGCGTGTCTCTGTCATGGCCTCTTATCCTGGCCGTCAGCGACAGCCTTTTCATATGCTTCCCGAATGCCGTCAGTGTTTCTTTTCAGGCGTCCGCGAGCAGAATCATAAGATGGCGTTCCTCGTCCGGTGCAAGCCTTATGCAGGTTCATGCCCTTTGCCACTCGTGAAAGCATCGTGTCGTATTTAACTCCGAAGCTCACTTTATCCTCACTTGGTTGGCTAAGGTGGGGGAATGACTTTGGCGTCTCCTCACCCCTGTAAAGCCCCGCCGGGTCCCCCTAGGGGCTACAGGTGAGGAAGCCGAAAGTCAAGCCCACCACCGCCAAGTGATTCAGGAGGTGTTTTCCTCACCTTTTCCTCACCTGTGAAAGCAAGGTGAGGAAACTAGAACGGGTCCTCGTATTGCTCAGGCTCCGGCGTTGAAAGCCCCGTAGCCATTGGGATTTCGTTCTCGGGGCAGCGCACGAACTGTCGCATGTTGCCCTTGCCATCTTTGGCAAGTTCCATCACCAACACCCCACTTGAGAGCCATGTTTTGATGGCGATGAGGAGGGTTGCCTTACCCGACTTATCCACAGAATCGATGCCAAATTTTTTGCCAAGGATGTGACCGACCCAATCTGGTGACTGAGTGTCGAAGCGCGCAGCCATGGGCGACTCATAGACGGCGCGCTGTGCGATGATGGCGGCGTTGGCTGGCAGAGAGGCGAGAGCGGAGGCTTTCTCAGGGAGGGCGTAATGCTCGACGACACCCACGTGGTCCGAGACACCAACAGGTCCGTTGCACAGGTCGAAGTCGTGAAGGTGCCGCCACTTCGCATCGCCTGACCGCTTGGACATGTTCGCCTTGCCGTTGGTGACGGAGAAATAGGAGTAACGATCCTCGACGTTGAAGTTCGGGATGTTGCCCGCGATCTCCTCGCTCATGATGTTGAGGACGCGCGCGGAGCGGACCCCACCGATGAGCGCCGATGCGCCACGCGCGTCGTTAACATCGGTCTGTGCGGTGTTGCCGCCCCCTGGCTTGCGGACGTGGTGGACAATCTCAACAGCGCAGTTGGCGCGCTCGGCCAGCTTGCCCAAGCGCTTGACCACGGCGTCAATGGCGTTGTTGTCGTTCTCGCCCATGCGGTGCGAGGATACAAACGGGTCGAGGATGAACACGTCGATCTTGCGGGCGATAATCTCGGCCTCAAGGTCGTCGAAAAGACCCTCGTCTAAAGTGATTTTTCCGGCGGCTATCTCGCCCAAGGTGACGGTCTGCTCGCGGCCTGTGTCAGTGAACAGGCGTGAGGCGAAGTCGGACGGGGACAAGCCGTGATGCATGGCAGCGGCGACCACACGGCGCTGCGTCTCATCCTGCGGGTCCTCGCCGTTCCAATACCAGACGCGCAGAGGCTCGGACGTGCGGACCTTATCGTCTTTGAGAAGGTCACGGCCCGATGTCATCGCAAGCGCCTCGACAAGCTCAAGCGAGGACTTGCCCAGGCCGCCCGGTGACACCGTGACGGAGACAAAGCGCCGGATCAGGTGATGCCCATAAAGCCATGCGCGCGGTTGGATGGCGGTGGGGTCGAGCCACTGGAACGAGGTCGGGGTGATGCGCGAAGTCGGACGGTCGTTGGCGACCTCAACCGGATCATCCGCCCACTCGTCCCAATCATCATTCGTGCTAGGCATTGGCAATGGCTTTCTCCCGCTCGGGACCGGTCAGGATTTGGATCGTGCCATCAGGGTTAGGGCGATAGGCAAACGGGATGCCCGTTGACCAATCGGCGACCATGGCTGACGGCTCTATGGACAGGTGAGGCGCACCCACAGACCACCAGCGCCAGCCGATTCCGTGACGCGGGTGCATGATATGCACAGGACGCCAGCCATGCTGCTCAGCCTCGATGGCGTGATGCTCGACAAACCAGGCGATGACGTCTATGGCTGAGGCGACCTTACCCGCTGGCGTGTTCGGGTACGCGCGGAGGGTCAGTGACGCCCAGCGTTCCCACCATGGGTATTTCATTTTCCGAGCGCCTTGCGAGCGCGAACTATGCGGTTAAGCGCTGTTCGCGAAATATGCCATTTGCCTCCCTCATAGCGACCAATGCCGAACTTCTCGCACCATTCGCGGATAGTTTCGGCAGAAACGCCAGCTAGAACAGCGGCGCGACGGAGCGTGGTGATTTCTTTTCTGGACATGGGTTGATTTCTGCGCCGGGGAGCGTAGGTTGTCAACCGGAGTTGAAATGACCAGACGAGAATTAACGCAAGGAATTTACGTGATCGCCAATTGGCGCGAGCGTAAATGCTATGTTGGCTCTTCAAAATATATGGAAGACCGCCTCAAAGGGCATCTGAGCCATTTTCAGCGAGGAAAGCACCACTCAAAACGCCTTCAAGCTGATTGGGATAGGCTAGGACCGTCTGCTTTTCAGTTTTTGAGGTGGGAAACCGTAGAAAATCTCGAACTTCTCAACGAAAGGGAGAGATTCTGGATCGAAAAATTCGAGGGCCATAAAAATTACAATACGGCGGTTCCCGGAGATAGGGTTTTTAAGCCTTCATTATCTGTAAGCGGCTTGAAAACAAAGGCTGGATGGCTGCGTGAAGGAGACAAGGTCTTCTACAAAGGCAAACACAGAATCATAAAAAGCTTTTGCATCAACCGTTCTCGCTGCTCTGTTGGGAAAGTTATAGTCTTCTTCCATTTCACTAATCAATCAGTTGGCGGAAAGCTGAAAAGACTAATCGAAACACCAGAAAAATTTTTTGGACGGAGAAAATGACAATAAAAATATACAGAGAGCTAATCCAAGGAAGTGATGAATGGCTAGACGCCAGGAAAGGGATTCTTACTGCTAGCGAAATGAAGCTGTGCTTAACCCCCACTCTCAAACAGGCAGACAATGAAAAACTGCGTTCCCATGTTTGGGAAATTGCAGCGCAGAGAATCACCAATTTTGTCGAACCGACTTACATTGGAGATGACATGCTCCGTGGTTGGTCTGATGAAATCCTAGCCCGCGCTAAGTATGAGGAGAAGACAGGCCAGACTGTCGAAGAGGTCGGCTTCATCACGAACGACAAGTGGGGCTTTACGATTGGATATAGCCCCGATGGATGCGTGACCGGAACGAAGGGCGGCATTGAGTGCAAGTCCCGCCGTCAGAAGTTCCAGGTGCAGACGATTGTCGAGTGGCACCGCGAGAAGACGGTCCCGGTTGACTTCATCCTGCAATGCCAGACGGGTTTACTCGTCGCTGAGTGGGATTGGCTGGACCTGGTGTCGTATAGCGGCGGAATGCACATGGCGATCATGCGCGTCTATCCGGACGCCAAGCTGCACGAAGCTATCGTGAACGCTGCTGGGGCTTTCGAGGCGAAGGTCCAGGCGGCAGTGCGTGATTATGAACTAGCTTCGGTCGATATGGTGTTGACCGAGCGGAAGAAAGAGGAAGGATTTAAACTTGTCGAAACTGAGTGAAATGGCCGCGCCGAAAAGCGACCAACTAAACGCCACGGACCTGGTGGCTGGCCCAATCGACATTACCGTCACGCGATACACGGTGTCGGCTGGCGAGCAGCCGCTTAGCCTCCATGCGGCTAACATTGAAGGCCGACCATGGAAGCCTTGCAAAACAATGATGCGCTGGATGTCTCAGGCATGGAAAACGGACGAACCGGCGGACATTGTCGGCAAGACAATCCGCTTGTATTGCGATCCCGAAGTCTTCTTCGGTGGCATGAAGACAGGCGGGATAAGAATCTCTCACCTGAGCCACATTGACGGTGACATCGCGCTTCAAGAGGGCAATCGGCGTCAAACCAAGTCGCTTAAGATCAAGGTAGTCAAGCCGATCCCGAAGGCTGCGGATGTTGTGCCATTGAAGGTCGTTGAGGCCCCGCAAGAGACGCAGGCCGACGCCTTCGACGTTCTCGCTTTCGCCAGCGAGGTCGCCAACTACCTTTCCACCGCTATAGACGCGGACGAACTTGCCGCCTGGTGGAAAGAACAAGAGCCTACCCGCAAGAAGGCCGGTGCTGCTGATCGCAACGCCGCTATCGAAATCGCCAACACCGTTAAAACCAAGATCGCCGCACTTCGCGGCGAGGGAGAAGTCTGAATGAAAAATATCACCATCGCCGGTCGTCTGACGCGCGACGCCGTAACTCGTGACGCTGGCACGGAGAAGGTGACGGGATTTGCCGTCGCCGTTGATGACCGCTCGGGCAAGGAGAAGGCGACGCTGTTCTTTGATTGCTCGCTGTGGGGCAAGCGCGGTGAAACCCTGGCGCAATATCTGACGAAGGGGTCGAGCGTCACTGTCTCAGGCGACTTCGGGACGCGCGAGTATGAGGGGAAGACTTACTTCACCGTGCGGGTCAATGATGTGACGTTGCAGGGCGGGAAGTCGGACGGCCAGCGGGAGCCTGCTCAACAGACCGCGACCGCCCCCTCCTACGACCTAAACGACGACATCCCCTTCTAATGCCCCTCCGCATAGCAAACCACGTTGACGCGCGCTATGCCCTGGATATGGCGGCTAAACACCGCCAGTCCTTGTTTATCTCAGCGCGGGCAAGAAAGGTGACGATGGAGTCTTTGGACCTGGCTATTTGGAACCAGATGCCAGCGCCAAGGCCTCTTCCACGGAACGAGCGACACCCGCCCGACCACCAAGCGACTTGACCATATTGATATAGGCCGTCTGAGCATCACTCGGACGGCCTTTTTCAGTCTTAATTTCTAGCGCCAAAAAGACGCCATCTGACGCACAGCCGATCAAGTCGGATACACCTTCAGGAACACCGACGAATGGCTGAGCATGTTTGATCGTGACGGAGCCGTCATTGTGTCGCTTCGTCGGGCCAACCCATCCACGACCGGCATTGACGCGGACAAGGCGATGTCCAGCGGCGCTAAGCGCGCACTGGATTTCGCGCATCAGACGGCCTTCAGGTGTCAAGCGGCGCTCCTGGCGTCGGCATAGGCTTCCATGGCCTTGGAGAACGACACGGGCTTGCCGATGACCTTCATGCGTTTGGCTATCCAGGCGGGTTTGTAACCTCGTTCTACAGCGACACGAGCCACGCTGTCGAGGTCGCGGCTGGACCGCATCTGACGGCGAGCGTCTGCCTTGCGCTGTATTTCGATCAACTCGCCCTCGATCTCTTCGACCTTGCGTTCCTTGATCACGGCATCAGAGGCGCATGACGGACAGCGCGGCTTGGATGCCGGATAGACACCAAAGCACGTGGCGCAATTCTTGATGCGGAAGTCAGGCACACCCTCTTGCCGTTTTCCCTCACGTCCAGCCAGCGACCATTGATGTTCATCGTCAGGGAAGCCGTGATTGACCGTGCCGTCAGCGTTCATAATGATGTTGACGTGATCGAGGATGATGGCAGGCTCTGGCTTAGGCCTGAGAGCGCGCCCCATCATCTGCCTGGCGCGTGGCAGGGACTTGGTGGGGTTGAGTAGTTGAACGGCCTCGACAGGCACGTCACGGCCAACCTGTGCAGATAGGTCGAACCCCTCAATGCACAGAGCGATGGACACCAGAACTAGAGCGCGGCCATCGGCAAAGGCCTCGATTCGTGCGCGGCGCTCACCTTGCGGCGTCGTGCCGTCGATATAGACCGCAGGGATGCCTGCCGCGTTGTAAGCGTCAGTGACGTGCGCGCCATGCTTGCGGCTGATGGCGAAAACCATTGTGCGCTTGCCGGGTGCATATTTGCGCCAGGATGCTATGGCGTCGCCGTGAATGGCAGGCTTGTCGAACCGATCTTCGACCTCGCCAACGACATAATCGCCTGCCTGTGTGTGCAGGCCGGACAGATCAGGGCGCGACGGAGCGTAGGCGCGATATTGGGACAGGTGGCCGTTGTCGATCAGCCAGCCTTCGGACGGGCCAGGGACAAGGGCGTCGAACATATCGAGAGGCTTGCCGTCGAGACGTTGGGGCGTAGCGGACAGACCAACGACCTTGGCTCCTTCGTCCTTTGCCGCCTGGATGAGTGCTGAGCGTGTCTTGCTGGCCCACAGGTGCGCCTCATCTGGCACGAACAGGCGACAGCCCTTCAGCAAATCAGGCCGGTTGCGAAGGGTGTCAGCGCTCGCGATGTAGGCCTTGGCGAACGGGTTATATCCGAAGCCGCTGGCGATGTAGCTATAGCTGATGCCGAACTGGTCGAAGGTCTTTGCGGTCTGTGTTGCCAACTCGATCCGGTGGACGCCGAAGATGATCTTTCGGCCCCGCGCCACCGACTGTTGCGCCATGTAGCTGGCGATCACCGTCTTCCCGCAGCCAGTCGGGCCGCGAAACAAGATGGAGTCGTTATCAGCGAGTGCAGCGCGCATATCGTCAATCGCGCGCTGTTGGTAGTCTCTTAGCGCGACTGTCACCGCTTGCTCCGATAGGCGTCACGCTCGCCAGACTGGGTGAGCGCAAGCCAGTGTAGCGTATATTCCCGGCGGCAGCGTTCGCACTTCAGGTCGTCCGATAGCCAGCCGTAGCACTTCTCGCACGTCGGGAGCTTGGAGGGTCGGGTCATGCGGTGGCGTCCATCGGGATGCCAGCCCGCATCATATAATGCCGCCGCCCGCTCATGACGGTCGAATGATCCCGTCCAAGGATTTCCCCAATACGCGGATAGGACAGATCAAATTTGGCTCGCAGCAGATACATGACTTCCTGGCGAGGCCATGCGAACCGTCGCTTGATCTTGTCGCTCATGATGTCTTCGACTTCCACGCCGTAGCGCAAGGCCACGCCCTTGATTGTCGCGTCGATCCTTTGTTTTCGCGTAGGCATTGGAGGGCCGTATGCCTCTTTAGCGCGATAAGGCGTGTATTCCTCGCGACGGGGCTTCATGGCCCGCACGAGGTCTATATTGCAACCCGACAGGATCGCCGCATCCTGAGCGCCCATCCCGCGTTGCAAGAGGGCGCGTGCGTAGGCGGCGCTCATGCGGCTGCGACTTTCTTGTATCCGCCACATTCTGCCGCGTGTTCCTCACACATCCCTGTGTCCTGCCAAACGGGATCGCAACAAGCCATATATGACCCACGTTCTCCATAAGGAAACTTGCATTGTCCCTTCTCAAACTCGATCCAAGGCCTTGCGGTTAAGGGCATGGGTTTGGCCTTCTTCTTGGCGCGCGGAGCGAGATAGGTGACAGGCGCGGGCCGATCCGTCTTTAGGCCTAACCGTTCAACGCGACGGAATACAGACGACCGAACGCGGCCCATCTCTTCGGCCATTTCGCGCTGCGTCATCCGACCGACGTTGGCGCGAATGAAAGCGTCCTCTTCTTCCGTCCATGGCTTCGGCACGTCAGGAGACACACCCGCCATCTTCATGCGCTTGACGAATGAGATAACCGACGCCTTGGACACGCCAAGCCGCTTGCCGATCTCTTCGCGCGTCTCTGTGTGGATGTAGCGACGCACGACCGCTTCCATCTCGGACGTCCACTTACGCTGTTGTGGAGCAGGCTTGACCAAACCCAGCGCCTTAATTTGGTTGCTCGTCGCCGTGCGCCCCATGCCAATCGCCGCCGCGATGTCCGTGCGGATCATGCCGGTGGCGTGTAGGCGCAGGATTTCCGCGTCGATCTCAGGGGTGAATGCGTTGCGTTTGGTCATTGGGGTGCGCCTGTGGCTTTGGTATATTCGACGGTGACGTTTTTCCACGTCCCGGCTGCGACGATGCGGACTGTGGTTTTGTGGGTTCCGCTGAACCCGATGCCCGAGATTGACGGAAACCAATAACGCTTGCCGGTCCAAAAAATCAGGCTTCCTTCATCAAGGTCATAGCCCGACGCTTCAATGGTCTCATCATCCACGTAGTAGGCGTGGACAGCCATCGGGCCGTTGAGGCTCTTCCATTCTTCTGCGCGCCGTTTGCTCCGCTCTGCGGCGCGCCGCTTCATCCCGAACATTACTGCCTTACTCCCTCAATCAACCCCGCCAGCCGATCAGCTTCGCTGACCAACAGGCGGAAACGGTGTAATTGGCCCTCTGACCACCCTGTGCGGCCCTGGTTTTCGATCTCCCGCACGGCGAAGGCGAGCTTGCTAAGGGCTTGCTCTGCGTTCGCGGCGGGGGTGTGGGGTGCGGTGGAGGGGGTCATGCAGACACCTTGCGCGTCTTGTCCCACTTGGATGTGTTGCCGACAGACGTTTTCAGCCATTCGCCAATGTCGCGGCGTTGGACTTTGCGGAAGCGGATAGGGCGAAATCCAATCTCGACACACAGGGCATTGCAAATGTTGGTTGCCCCATCAACGAGAATGTGAGGCGCGCCACTTATCGGGTGAAAAATCCACCCAGATACAATGTATGTTTTCCCACTTACTAGGCCGACAGCCGTCCAAGCAAGATCGTGATCGATTGGCTGATCGTTCACACAGACAACCTCATCACCAACCTTAAACATCACTTCCCCTCCGCTTCCACCGCCACAACGCTCCCGATCAGATAGGCCTCTTCGGGTGTCGCGTTCGCCATCGTGCAGGCTGCGTCGGTGGCGTTATCGCGCGCCTCTGCCGTTGTCGTGAATACGCAAGCCATGTCGAAACAGAACCGCGCCAACGTCACGATCTTATCGCACCGCTCATACGCCTCATCCCGCGTGGCCTGGCACTCGCCGTGGCGCTCGATAAAGGCGTTAAGCGCCTCGTTGTAGGCGTTGTCTTTGAGTTGTTGGGGGGTCATTGGGATTCCTCGATGGCGTCAAAATCACGCTCATCAATCAAAGGGTATTCGGGGTCATCAACCAGGCTGTAGTGTTCTGCGCCAGTCCAGAACTTGCCTTGCCCATCGTCTGGCTCGATTTCGTGCCACTGGCCGTCTAGCAGGCCGCGCATTAGAGCGACCCCATAACGTCGTTGATGCGGATTGCCGCCCACTCGATGTGGTTCGGCTCGTCAAAGTCCATGCCCGCCGTCAGGCACAGATCGAAAAGACGGCTTTCGGCGCGAACCTCAGCGCGAGCGTCTTTGGACGCCTTCGCCCAAACGATGGCGTTGAAAGCGTCCTGGAGGACTTCGGCTTGGTGCAGTTCGTTGGTCATGTCGCTCTCCTGTGCGGCTGTTGCTGTCCACTATCCACACAAAAGAATGGTCGTCAACCAGAAAAAGACCATTGACAGACCATGTTGGGACCATGCAATGTCGTGGTCATGAAGAAACATCCTCACCGCATAGAAGCCACCTTCAACGACGCTCTATGGGCGCTCCTGGAGGAACTTGAATTGACATATGGGAGCAAACGCGCCGCCATCAGGGTTGCCATTGCTCGCCTCAGCAAGACGGAGAAAGCGCAATGATCGACGCCCGCTACGAACACGCTCAGTCGTCCAATCAGGGCGGCGACCGTGGCTGGCATTTTGACCCTGCCCCCAAGTCGCGCAAGGACACGCCTTTGTGGGTCGCTTTGCTGGCTCTGATCGGTGGGCCTGCTGTTATGTTCTTCGCATGGATTATGACCCAATGACCCAAGCCCCCACACCCGGCCCGCTGTCGGCTGAAGACGTGAAGCTGCTCGTGAAGCTGCTGGACACGCTCAAGCCGTTCGCAGAAGTCGCTGAAAAGCTGAAACACTGCCATGTCGTGGAGATTTGCGAGCCAACCCCCGACAACCCTTCGCGCAACATTATCCCGATGCCGCGTGAGTGGTTCGAACGGGCAGGCGATGACCTAGAATACATCGCAATCCAGCTTCATGCGGCTGGAGTACTGTCTGAAGGCCAGGCCTCGAAGGTGACAGGGCTGGATCGCGTCGAGGTCCGACGTGAGGTTGACCGCCTCGCCCCCACCGCTCCGGTCGAAGCGAGCGGGTCGGAGCGGGATGCTTTCGAGAAGTGGTATTGCGACGACGCCGCAACGGTCGGGATCAAGATGCTTCCAGTCGAAATTCTGGCGCTGCGCGAAGGCGACACCTACGGCGCGAAGCGTGTGGCGCTGAATAGCAAGTGGGAGGCGTGGCAGGCTAGGGCTGCGCTAGATCGTGGCTGAGAAAAAGAAATACATTCGGCCCCCTGAGCGCGTCGCATACGAGAAGGCGCGTGATGCGGCTAGGCGTGAAGACCCTGTATATCAAGAGCGCAAACGGCAACGTGAGCGTGAACGTTACCAGCGCATCAAAGACACTCTTGAATACAAAGCCCGATGCGCTGCATCTATCAAGCGTCAACGTGATACAGGCGACAAATCATTTAAAGACCGCGTTAGAGCGAAAACGCGGGCTGCGGTAAGGAGCGGCATTCTTGTCGCTGAGCCATGCGAGGTTTGCGGCATCCTCGACGTTCAGGCTCATCACGATGACTATTCCAAACCACTTCAGGTGCGTTGGCTCTGCGCCAAACACCACACCGACCATCACAGGCGCGAACGTAGAGCGCTGAAAGGAATTAAAGATGTCCTCGAATGAAAACATCCGCCCCCAACCGAGCGGAGAGACGCGGGACATAGGGGCCACCTCTCGCCTGACAAAGCTGATCGAGGACATGGAAAACCTCAAGCGGGCATATCACCCCTCTACATTCAGCGATCCGGTTTCGTCGTTCTGGCGCGACGTTGAAGCCCTATCCGCCCGCCCCCTCGCCTCGGGAGGCCAGCACAGCGGCGGGGAATGGCGCTGCGAAGATTGCGGAGCGCAAGCCGATGAATGGTTTGACTGCTGCAAAAACCCCGCCCGAGCCGAGGCCCAGGGCGAAGGGGCGGCGGGGGAGCCTGTGACCTTGGCGGAATGTCCGCCCGGCCTATTCCTCTGGAACGGGACGCTCGGCTTCAAGTCGGAATACGGCGCGATGGAGCCGATTGGGTCCAACTTCAAGACATGGAAGGTCGGCAGTCGAGCTGACGCCTATTGCGCCGACAGCGGTGAGTATTTCTGGGGCGGCACGTCGAACCACGCTGATCGCGACAAGGTGTTGGTGGTGCCGGTAGATGCAGCCAGCGCCCACCCATCCCCGACCCCCGCCGCCGATGCCGACAGGGTGCGGATCGCGGTCGAGGCGTTCAATGCCAAGATAAATGCGCCCCTCACCGGCCCGACGCATGGCGCGTGGGACCGAGGCCGCATTGCTGGCCTGAAAGAAGCCCTCGCCGCCCTGAAATCGGAGGGGAAGTAGATGGCTGACACGCTAGATTGCAGGTCGGTCGAAGGTGAAGCTGTGATGACCGTGGACGCGCTCATCGTCCTCATGCGTCAAGCTTCACGCCTCGACCTGACGTTGCCGCAGGTCCGCGAGGCGCTGAAAGACCTATACGACGACAAAGCAACCGATACCGTCATGGCAGCGAAATACGACCACATCCGCAGGGGAGAAATCGCGGCCGGTCGTAACCGACACACACGCTCGCGCGGAGAGCAGATGTGGTGCGCCGGGCCGTTCAGATTCAGGCAAGATGCAGCAACGCCAGACTTAGCGATCTACACGCTCGCCGCCCTGAAATCGACCGCCGCGAAGGAAGGGGGAGAGTGATGGGACCGATTGAAATGTTTGCCGCGCTGATCGCTGGTCACGCGCTTTGCGACTACCCCCTGCAAGGCGACTTTCTCGCAAAGGCCAAGAACCGTTCTATGCAGATCCCAGGCGTTCCGTGGTGGCAGGCGCTCGGCGCTCATGCTGCTATCCACGGCGGCGCAGTCGGCATCATAACCGGAATTTGGTGGATCGGACTGTTAGAGTTCGCCGCACATTTCCTGATTGATGACCTGAAATGCCGTGGGCGGCTGTCGTTCAACGGCGATCAGGCAGCGCATGTCGTTTGCAAGCTGGCTTGGGTCATCATCGCCTTGCAGGTGAACCAATGACCGCCCCCTCTAACGCGAACACGTCGGGGCTGGAAAACGCGGGCCACATCGTTTGGTGGAAGGCTGGCGGCGTCAGCTACTATCCCGAAGGCGAGGCTTTCGGGGTCTCCAAGTCCTGCCGCGTCGAACCCCTCGTCACCGCCGCATCCGCTCAAGCCAGGATCGGTGAGCTAGAGTCGCGGCTCGAATATCTGCGCAGCTCTCGTGACGGTCACGCCGCTCAGGCCCATGCCGAGTTTGTGAAGCGGACAATGGCGACTGATGCTCTGATCTCCGCGCGCGCGGCCCTGCACCATCATTACGTCGAGTGGGACGGCGAGCCTGAGGATGCTGTTCCGTTGCAAGAAGCGCGATCCGAATGCGACCGCGTCCTAGCCGCCCTACAGCATGAGACACAGCCGTGAGCAGCAAGATCACTGTTGAACGCATCTTGCGTGATGACGACGACGCGTCAGGCCAGACCATTCGCGAATGGAAGCTGGAGCTTGAGGGCAACACGCTGACCATCAGCGGAAGTCGTCACCGACCAGATTCTTGGCTCATCATTCGTCTGTCGGACGCTGACGAGTTCATGGCCGACATCAAGGGCCTTATGTCGATCCACCATGCCGGAGAGATCAAATGACCCAGACCCCCACCGATGCGCTGCGCCTGGTGCCAGTTAAGGCCACGCCGCAACAACTAGAAACCGCCGCGTTCAATCTGTCCGCTGAGATCGGCGCGGCAGAGGCCATGAAACTCGGTCCACATATCGAACGGGCATATGAGCTTCTTGTCGCAGCCGCCCCCGCATCGCCGCTGCCAGGGGGCGGGTGGCAGGACATCAGCGCCGCGCCGAAGGAAGAGGGCGTCAAGGTTATGGCGTTCGACGGCACTAAGGTCGGAGAGGCTGTTCTCTATGGCGAATGGGAAGAGAGCAACGACTTTGAAGATGCTGTTCTTCGTTGGCGTTGGGCTAACGACAGTTGCTCATGCTGCTGGGGTAAGGCTGAACCTCAACCCACCCACTGGATGCCGCTCCCCGCCGCCCCGACAGGTGAACCGAAATGAGCGACTTCCACTCCCGCCTTTCATCCATGCTGGCGAAAGAAGCTGCTGACGCAGGAAAAGCTGCCGACAGACCCGAACGCATGGGCGATATGATCGAGGCCTTGGCGCGCGGCCTAGGATTCACCGTAGCTATTGCGGCTAACGGCAATGCGGAGGGGATCGACACAATGATCGCCGCTGCTGAGCGATACGCCTTGGAAGAAGCCGCCGATAAAGCTGACTTCGCCAAGTTCATGGCTGTTGCACGAGGTCACTCATGACCGCCCCCGACCTAGACGCGCTGGAGAAGCGGCTCCGTGGAGCGGCAGACGATTTCGCGGACCACGCAACGCCAATCGAAGGTGACGGACAGACCGAGACCCTTCTCCGAGAGGCCTCCGACATGATCGCTGAACTGCGGGAGGCGAGGGGGCTGCTGGACGAAGCAAGGCTCTATTTCGCTCCAGATGAAGACGCTGTGGCTATGCTGGTCCGTGTTGACGCCTTCCTCGCCCGCAATGGGAAGGGGGAGGGATGAGCCGCCTTATCGGATACGCCCTATCCTGGCTGCACTGGCTCGTTATGCGCGGGCGCAGGATGCTTTAGAACAACCTCCACCAAGGCCGATTGATCTTCGCCAGGATTTCCGCATCACGAACCTCGCAGGCGTTTATGATGCGGAAGCCCGTCGCCTTGTCGTCATTGGCCTTGGTGATCGCGCCTGTAGCCTCTGCACCGTAGATCAGCGGGTCAGTCGTGCCGTTGAGCGTCGGATAAGGCGTAGGCGTCATCAGAACGCCCCTTGCCAGTTCGCTACAGCCGGTCGCAATCGGTGCGGTGCTGCAAGAGGCAGACGTGATAGCGGAACACAGCGTCGCGGTCAGCAGGATTGGCTTGGCGTATTGCATCGGTCGCATTCTCCACTTGTGCGTCAGTCGCATTGGACCGCTCGCCTAGATCGTTGATGGCCTTGATGGCTTCTGTCGCAGATACCGTGCGCGCTTCGGCCTGTGTCTGTGCATCGCGGGCTTCCTTCGCCTTCTCCCGCTGTGAGCAATAGCCCATCACCAGCAGCGTCACGACCAGCAACAGAACCAGCGCGACGGCTGAGAGGGTTTTGGTTAGGGATGCGGATAGGCCGAACATCAAGAATCGCTCCCATACAGCGCCGCCTCGTCCGCACGACGACGGATCAACCCGTTCATCTTCTTGCCGTCGTTATAGACCCACTTGCCGAACTCAGCCTTAGCCCCTGCATAGTCGCCCGTGTTGTGCTTCTTCAGAAGCGTGGACGAGTGCAGCGATCCGGTGTTGTAGTCGAACGAGACAAGCGCATCGAACTGGCCTTGCGTGGCCATGGGCGCAAGCTGACGAACGCGGGCCTCTGTCTTCTCTAGGTCTAGCGCAAACTGTGCATCAGCCTGCTCTTTTGTCCAGCGCGCTCCCAACTTGATCGGCTGACCATTCGCATCGCGCGTCGAACCCCAGCCGATAGTGATCGGCAGACCATCCTTTGAGCCAGGGTCTTTGTAGGCGTCGAGTTTCAGGGATTCGAATGAGTGGATTAGGTCGATCCCGCGCTGTCCCGTCTTCTTGACAGCATCGCCAGACAGGGCGCGGTTGACCAGATCGACATCAGCTTGCGTCAGGGGCGCGCCTTTGACGGTGCGGATGGCGTCGAATAGGGGCTTGGTGTTCACTTATTCGCCTCCGCTTTAGCGACTTCCACGGTATTGTCAGACTGCTTCGTCTTGACGGCTTCCCACGCCTTCGCGCCGTAGAGAACGCCAACTCCAGCGAAGATTGCGCCCATCAGGATCGCAGCGTCGTTCCCGTCTTCCGTCCGCATTGCGACAAGAACGGTCGCAACAGATGCAGCAATGGACGTAACGACAATAGCCAAAGGCCTAGCCGTCTCGCCAATGAACCATGCCAATCGCTCGCTATTGGTCATCGCAACACCTCAAAGGCCATCCACGGCGTTTCGCTGATGCGAGGTCCGTTACCGCAATAGACCGTCTCGCGCACACGGACCTCATACGGACCCGGTTGCGTCACGTCAGGGACGACAATGGCGTAGCGAGTGAACGGTCCAGCGACTGAGCGCGTAGGGACAGGCAGGCGCGACTCAACACCGTTTGCATCGCGCGAGTCGATCTGGACGCCGTTCGTGCAGTTATCTTTCTCGACGCGGCTAACCGTCGCCTCAATGAAAAGAAGCTCTCCAGGCTTGGGAGAGTTGACGATGTCGAGGCTGTCAAAGATAACAGGGTTAGGCTCAAACGCCCGAACAACCAAGAATCCGGCGATAACCGCCATGCCGATCAAGGACGCGCCTAGCATCCATTCAGCGGCGTTCGGAATACGGACCTTCATGCGCCCCCCTTCACCACCACAAGGGCGATCATAGCGCCAAGCACGGCGACAAGGATAATGCCACATGCACCGATGACGATCTTCTCAATACGTGCGAACCGGCTCTCTAGGATGGCGTGTTCGGCGCGGGACACATATTGCCCCTTCATGTCGTTGACGGATTGGTTCATGGCCTGAGCCAGATCCGTCAGGCCTTTGCCGACGCGCGCGAACTCGCGCTCTACGGTCTGACGTAGGCCCTCAACTTTCTCTTCCTGCCTCGCAAGCGCGATCCGCATGTCCACGTCGGGGTTTCCTGTCTCGTCGTGCTGCATGGGTTCAGTTTCGCTTATCGATGGATAGGTGTAGGTTGCGACCGGCCCTGACATCATCCTGTCTATATGAGCCGATTGCGCGGGCTTTTTGTTCCCAAGGAACCAAGATAGCATTAGAGCGCCACCCATCGAGAACACGGCTAAGCCAAGCGCTAGAGATTCCAACCAAGTTACCCCCGCCTGGCGTCGCTAAGACAGCCAACTGTAAAAGCCAAAGCACGTTCAACGTGTGAGCGTATATATCAAAAAACTGCTTTCCATTCCACGCAGGCCACCAAAAAAGACCGTGTGTGAAAAGCATAACGATAAAAAAGCTAGGAACGCAGGCCATCCAGAAAGGAGCTTGAACGCCCTTCGCCTCACAGCTTCGTGTCATCCACACAGCCATACCGCCAGCAGTCAAATCAATGGGAACGCGCATCATCCAACGTGCATCCCACAAATCATCTCCAGTGAGCAGCGCTGAAGAAATGGCCGTCTCTAGCCAAGCCAACGCGATCAGCGCCACGAAAGGGCGCGCGCGTGGGTCCATCATGCCAATCAGCATGAAGACAATCCCAGCAAAAGAGACGGCCTGGAGCATTACCTACTCGTTCGTCGCGTTGGCTTCGGCCGTGGAGGCGGCCTGTCCTTCGGATTCGCTGGACCCGACGTTTTCTTGGTTGGGGTCTTGCTCATGACTGCGACCTTTCGGCTTGATGGGAGGGGTGTCGTTGGGGTCGGCTGGACCCGAGGGCGGCTCAATAGGAACGTCTGTCATGCGTAGCTCCAAAGGGCGGGATTGCCCTAGGTTCTAATATCACGTCGTCTCAGCCACGCACAGAATAACTCATCCTTTAGGTGCTCTTGCCACTGGCATTCTGACATTTGACCGGATTGGTAGCAGGCGAGAATATTTTGCATCACGCCACACGGACCTTGAGTGTTGATCCGGTGCGATACATTGCGCCCACAACCAACCCTCCTGCCGCTGCTGCGGCATCGTCTGCATAGTTAGGCGGAAGCGCCATTTGAATGGGAGATGCCGAATACGTCCCATTCAAGCGCAGACCATAAGGCGCTGTGGACACGTCGAAGAACGATGCCAAGGTCTTGCTACCACCGGAAACAATCGCAGCCGGAGAAGTGCCTGTGATCTCGATGCCGGAACCCGAGCAAGCCCCCGTGATGTTGATGCCCTTGGCGTATGACCCGCTGAGATTGATGGCGTCTGGTGCCGTGGAGCCGTCTTTGATTACAGCTTCAGTAAAGGTCGTTGAAGCTACGCCGCCCCCAGCAGACCCAAATCCAAGACCTACCTCCGACGACGCATCAATCTGGATGACAGAGTTTGTCGCCAACCGGGAACCGGCGAAATACGCCCCCCAAATAAGCGCGTCAGTCGCTGTGTTTGCCGACGAAATCTGAAGGCCAGCCGTGGACTTATTTGGACCTTGAGCCGCGATCCACAGACCAAGTTTGTTGAACCCGTTGGCGGTTGTGCTGTCAGTGCCGGAATTATTCGTCAGGTCCAGTTCGGTGTTACACACGAACTTGGTCAGGACACCGGATTCAATCTCCAGATTGTTGACGTGCGCCCACGAAGACCCTGCGCCTGGCTGAAGCACTACTTCGTTGTAGAACGCCAGCTTGGCGTTGATCGCAGCATCGTTAATCCAGCGCCAAATAACCGAGCCGTCTGCGATGCTTTGACCCTGACCTGTAGGGCCGGTTCCTGACGCGGCGGATGTCCCCGCCTCAATGCAGCGATAGACCGTGTTTCGCGGCGAAGGAAACGAGATATTGTCCCCGACAGAGAAAGCCGTGCTTGTAGCCCATTCTTTAGAATAGCCGGTCTTGATCGTCGTTAGCAGGCAGACCGACTGCTCCTCGCTGTTGCCGTCGTCAGTCGTCTCGGTGACGACAAGCAACTGGCCGCGTTGATTGTCGAAGTCAGCCGCGCCGCTAGGGCTTGAAATGAGTGTTTGGAACGAAAGGCTGTTGCCGCCCGAGCCGAAGTAAACGCCTAGTGGCGGAGGCTCCGTCCCGTCATCAAGGGAGCGCAGTTGGAACGTGCCCTGAACATAGGTCGGGCCGGTGAAAGTGTCACCGATCTTATCCGCCTTGCCCGCCACGACCACGTTAGCGGCGGCTGTGCCAGCGGTGGAGCCTGCTGTGGTTCCGGCAGCTTCACCCGCTGCTTCGCCCGCAGTAGCACCAGCAGCAGCGCCCGCAATGCCACCGTTGACAGTGGCGTCTTCGGCGGCTTGTTGAGCTTCCGCGACAGCCGCGTTTAGCGCCTCGTTCGCAATCGACATTCCAGGGCCGAGAGCGCCGCCCTCGATGATGACGGAAACAGTCTCGCCGCCGATGCTGACGTTAATGGTCTCGCTCATCGCGTGACGCCTTCCTGAACAATAAATGGGCCGGTGACTAGACGAGAAGTAAACCCGGTTCCGTCTGTGACCATCACATCGTAAGTCAAAACGACAGGATCGGAGATGGGATCAGCGACAGGCAAAAGCGCCAAGTCCGCCTTGTCCACCGTCAGAACAAGGCTAGACCCGACGATTTCGAACTTTGACCCATTAGGCGTCGCAGTCATCGTCACATCCAACAAGGCAGGATCAGGCGCGCCTTCATACTCACGAACTTGCATCCGTGCCGTGAAGGTCGAGAAGGTGAACCCGGGGCTGGGTCTGTAAGTGACGCGCAAGTCTTCGTTGCGCGCGACCTCGATTTTCGTTCCGCAGCAACCCATGCTATCCTCGCCCCATGAAAATCATTGTGTTCCTGTTTCTCATTGCATCACCCTTTGCAGGGCCGCGCTGGGGGCCTGCGTTGATGGTTGGGCTTGCGGGGCTGCTGGTGTATCTGTCGGAGCGCGACCGATTACGTGCTGAGCAGCGGCTTCGTAATATGGAATTAGAGCGGGGTTCTCCTGCGCCTGCTGAGCAAGCTGACGAACAATCTCGTTGGCTGCGCGAGAGTCAGTTGCTCGATACAAGGCGTTCAGGGCGATTATTCCGGGTCGAGAATAAATCACCGCACCGGCTGCGATCATACCCGCAAGAACGGGGTTGACGGTCGCAACTGCGCCAGTCCCCAAGGCACCAATAGCCCCGCCGATAATCGCGCGCTGACCAGAGCCGGTGTCGCCCACAGTGGCAGGAAGAACCGTCCGAGCATCTTGCGCCAGACCTTGAAGAAGCCCGCGATTTTGCGCGATTTGCTCTTCGCTCGAAAGCTGGCGAACGCTTTGCGACAGTTCTCCGGGTGTAGGCGTCCCGTCACGCGCAAAGCCAGCCGATCCACTTACGGCGCGGCGAATGCGCGCGTTTGTCGCCCACCCGAGATTAAGCCCGCGAATTGCATCGGCTTCTTCAGGGAACTGACGAGCAATCACATTGCGGAACGCATCCCGCGCTTCGTCTAGCGCGTCTGCATAATCTTGATCTTGAAGCGTTGCGCCTGGGCGACGCGCCTTTTCAGACTGCTGACGAAGCGTCGTCTCAATGCGCTTGAATGCGTCGCCAGATAGCTCTCCGTTCGGTCCAACTTCGCGAAGAACCTTATCATCAAGCACCCTTGCAAGGCGGGCTGCATGGTCCGAATCAAGTTCGGTGTCAGCGCGGGCGCGCAACGAGGCTAGATCAACATTTGCCTCGTTGTCCAAGACAGCAGCGACGCGGCTAGTTACATCATCGTAGCGCTGGCTTAGCGTCTCGCGTGTGGAGTTATAGACCTCGCGACCTGTATTTGCCGTTGCGGGCAACTTAGCATCAATGGCGTCAAGTGCCTCTTGGCCTGCGGCGCGGATGACTTGTTCATTCTGACGACGACGAACGCCACCCATCAGCGGGTTGTATCCGCCTAAAACGTCTTCGGCATAGCGAATGGTCGATCCGATAACCGGCACTTCGGCGGCCATCTGTCCCGGCGTCAGGTCAACGCCAGCGCGGGACAAACGACGCGCCGCGCCGCCACCTTGACCAGCGATCCGGCTCGACACGGCATCTAGAGCGCGCTGACCGATCACGCCGGTTCCCGCGCCTATGAGTCCGCTTGTAGCCGCGTCGGGAAGGCGTTCGGCAAGATTGCCTTGGCTATTGCCGATGCCAGACGCAACGCCTACGCCAGCGCCTACACCAGCCGCACGGCCTAGACGTGCCGCACCCTGCGCGTTCTCAATGAATCGTCCAGCCTGACCGATACCAGGCGTGAACAGCCCCCCAGCGACTTGCAAGCCAAAGTTTTGAAGGGGGTTCTCAGCCGCAAACCGCGCCTGTGCATCGCGCTCACTATCCCGAGCCGCTTGCGCTGCCATTGCGGCGCTATATTCGATAGGCTGGCCGGTGACGTTGCGGCCTGCGTTCTCTAGACCCTGCAAAGCGCCTTGCGCGGTCGCGTTGATGTCCGTCAGGAAGCCCAGCGTCCCGCCAAGGCCAAGTGCGCGCAACTGGTCCGGCACGTTCGCTGAGCCGCGCTGTGCGTCGGCCATAGCCGCTTGATACTGAGGGTCGGCCTGACGTTCGACACGAGCCTGCCGGTCGGCTTGCGAACGACGCTGGTTGGCCTCGTATTCCGCAATCTGATCGGGCGTAGCGTCCTGATAAGTGCCGGTCGCCGCGTCAAAGATTTGCGTCTTGCCACCAAGAATGCGGATGCCTGGCGTGTCAATCGTGACTTCCATCGCTTGCTGCATGGGTTGCCACTGACCATTGACCAGTTGCAGCTTTTCACCCGTTTGCGGGTTGGTGGCGGTCTGGATGGCGGGTTGCTCAGCGGGCATAGGCGCAGACGCAAAGGAAGCGTCAGGCGTCTGTGCGGGCGAACCATCCAGATTAAAGAACAGATGATCGCCAATCGCGCGTCCTGTTCCGTTGTCCCACGACGGCTTAGCGCGGCCCAATGCAGCCTGAGCGCGGGGAGCGTAGAAGTGCGACGCGCCTCCGGTTGGGTCTTCACCCGCAAGAGCGCGCTGTGCGATGGCGTAGGCTTGCTGATATTCCGGCGACTGAGGCGAGATATTCAGCAGGCGATTTGTCGTGTCGGGGTTGCCCCACGGCTCAAACTGATTGCGCTCCAAGACGACTTGAGCAGGTGACAGGCCGCGTTGACGGGCGCGATTGGCAATCACGCCACCGACTGCCAACATCCCCTGTTCGCCTTGGTTTGC